GATGGATTAGCTTATTCAGTAGGCGATGATCAACTTTCAACAAATATAAACCTTACATTTAACTTTAACTTTTATGGACAGACTTTTGATTCTGCTCGTATGGCAACTAATGGTTGTTTACACTTTGGGTTAGGCACAGGTAATATTAATTATAATAATTATTGTGGGGACTACACTCCTGATCCTATAGGCTCTCAATATACATACACCATGTTCCCCTTTTGGACTGACCTTATAAGAGATAGCAACTCTCGTATGAAGTCTTGGGGCGATAATACTAAGATGATATTTGGTTGGTATGACATGAGAGAGTATAACCGCAACTCTGATAATAGTTTTGAAGTAATACTTTATCCAAATAATACTTTCGAGTATAGATATGATGAATTAGATATTATTAATCACGATGTAATTATTGGCGAAGTAGGTGCTAATTCTACACAAGTTTATCAATATTTATTTCATGACGAATGTAATACAGGCACAACAAATAGTAGTGCTTGTGTAAATACAAACTGGAATAATACATCTTCTAATACTTTGCTTGAGGGTGGTGGTAGTTTATACGGAGTAGGTAGCGGTAATGGTATTGATTGTTCTGATCCTTTAAATAACAGCAGTTGTGCAGGATATGCAGATGCTTTTTTAAATCAACAATGCAATATAAGTCAGCTTTATAGTCAATCATGCCCTAACTATTGGGAAGCTTATGATAGGCAACAATGTGATGAAGACCCTCAATACGCACCATTTTGTGCTGGATATAGACAAGAAGAATCAGTAGCTTTCTTTAATGAAGAGTCTGTTAATTATGGTTTTATAGACGAACAAGAACAATTTGCCACAGGCATATTTGTAGAAGAACATCAAGGTGATAGGCATGAACCTGAGTTTACTGTTATAGAGGTATTTGAAGAAGAAATGTTTCCACCTTTTGAAGATTTTCATCATGATGAAATACATGAATATTTTGATCATGATGCAGAAGAATTGATAATATTTTTTGAACCTGAACCTATACCTTTTATAGATGATTTTCATAGACATGATGATTTTTTGCCTCAAGAAGATATATTTGTAGAACAATTTATTTTGCAAGAAACTTTATTTGTAGAAGATTTTACAGAACCTGAAAACTTTTTAGTTATTAATACTATAGAAGAACTTGATGAATGGTATGAAGAAGAAAGAAGAGAACATCAAGATAATCATAGAGAAGAAAGAGTAGTAGATAATGATGAACCTCAAGAAGAATTTAGAGAAGAAATATTTGAAGAAGAGGCAGTAGAAGATGTATTTGAAGACTTAGAAGAGGTCTTTGAAGAACTAGAAGAAGAAATATTAGTAGAAGAAGATATACAAGATATAGAAGATGAATTAATAGAAGAAATAGAAGTTATAGAAAATGAGTCTCCTACTGGTAATAAAAAGCTTAGGGTTGTAGCACTTAATGTTATAAGCAAAGCTTTACAAACTGCATCATCTAGTGTGAATACAGGATCATTAAGTAGTCAATCTTTAGCCTCAGGCAATAATAGTAGTTTGAATATTTCTAATCAAAATTCTACATCTTCATCTAGTGGTGGTATTAGCACATCAAGTTCACCTAGTATATCTGATCAAATTGCTAGTGCTACTGCACAGAATAATCAAATATTATCTATGAGTTCTGATGTAGGAAATGTGAATGTTAATATAACTCCCATGAATACTGTAGATGGTAGTGCAGAGGTTATAATGGCAGATGTGCAAGTGCAAAATGTACAAGGTGAAATTGATACAGCGTTGAGTGGTGTTATGACACAATCAGAAGCAGATCAGATAGCAGATCAAATAATTGCACAAAATATTCAGGCTCAACAAGAAGAAATGCAAGAAGAACAACAAGCAACAGGTAAATATGGTGATGAATCAGGATTGGTTGCTTTGATAGGGTATGTACCACAATTTAATAGTTATACAGAATATATTATACCTGATGCTAATAGTTGGTATGCTTCTCAAGATATATATACCTCTGCTAAAATAAATGACAATATAAATGCTTTTTATAATTATGCGAGTCAAAATATAAATAACTTACAAAGCATGATTGATAATCAGCCTAAAATTTGGAGATAAACATGGATTGGTTTCAAAGTAAAACAGGACAAATTATAGCTTTAGTATCCATAGTAGGCACATTAGCTGGGTTTGGTTATACAGGTGCGACATATGTAAATAGATTAGAAAACCTTGAAGCTAAGATTGGTGGAGTTGATGAGGCTGAAGATGAAATGAAAATTATTGAGGAACGCTTTGCTTCTATAGAAACATCTGTTCAGTTTTTGGAAAAAGAAATAGACAATATTGAAGTGCCTGATGTAACTGAAATAAAAACAGATATAGCTACTATTAAGGCTGATTTACAAAGTTTGGATAAACAAGTAGATGAAATCAAAGACGACAATAAAAATCCATTAGCAGGGTGAGTAAAGTTCTTTTAGGTGTTGTAGGTGTTCTTTTATTAGGTCTGTATTATTTTTATAGTCAAAATCAAATACTTGTTGCAAATAATTCAGAACTAAAAAATGCAGTATCAACTCAGGAAGAAACTATAAAATCTTTACAAAAAGATTTTGAATTACAAACAAAACAACTACAAGATTTAACAGTTAAAAGCCAAGTAGCACAAAGAGAGCTTAATAGATACACACAGTTTATACAAAATTATGAACTAGCATCAAAAATATTAACTGATCCTAAAGAGATGGAAAGGAAGATAAATAATGGTACAAAACATATCATGGAAGACATTGAACAGATTAGCATTACTGTTGATGATCTCGATAATGGTTTGCAGTTGCAGTCTAATACCAACTAGCCCAATACAAATAAGTTCAAAGTCTATAAATAGAACTATAGTTCAACCTATAATGCCTAGAGAAATAGATTTAAAACAACCTGAATGGATAGCTATAACTCCTGAAAATTTAGAAGAACAACTAGCTAGAATAGAAAAACAAGAGGGTGAATTAGTATTTTTAGCTATGACAATTCCTGACTATGAGATCATGGCATACAATATGCAAGAAATTAAAAGATACATAACTGAGTTAAAAGATGTAGTTGTTTATTATAGAAAGGTTACTGTGGAGAATAATTAAATGAATATATCAAATGAAGGCATATCTTTAATTAAAAAATTTGAGGGTTGTGAATTAGAATCTTATCAAGATAGTGTTGGCGTTTGGACTATTGGTTATGGTCATACTAAAAATATAAAAGAAGGTATGACAATATCCAAAGAACAGGCAGACAATATGTTATTAAATGAACTTGATGAATATTGTGAATATGTTGAAAAGGCAGTAGATGTTACTTTAAAACAATGTGAGTTTGATGCACTTGTAGCATGGACTTACAATTTAGGACCAACTAATTTAAATAAAAGTACTATGTTAAAAAAATTAAATAATAAAGAATATCAAGATGTTCCACATGAAATAAAAAGATGGAATAAAGCTGGTGGCAAAGTTTTACAGGGTTTGGTTAGAAGAAGAGAAGCAGAATCACTTTTGTTTCAAGGTAAAGACTGGACAGAAATATAATGCCATTTTCTAAATTTATATTCAGACCCGGAATAAATAAAGAGGGAACAAACTACTCTAATGAGGGTGGTTGGTTTGATGCAGATAAAGTTAGATTTAGAAAAGGTAGACCTGAAAGAATAGGTGGTTGGGAGAAAAATACCAGCAATTCTTTTATAGGAACTTGTAGGAAGATACATACTTACAAAGATGCAGAACAATCTCAGTATAATATTTTAGGTACACATCAAAAGTTATATGCTCAAGAAGGTACTACATTTAATGATATAACTCCTATAAGACTTACAACTGGTGCAGGTGATGCAACTTTTTCTGCATCAAATGGTGATGCTACTATTACTGTAACTGAAAGTAGTCATGGTGCTGTAAAAGGTGATTTTGTTACATTTAGTAGTGCAGCTAGTTTAGGTGGCAACATTACTTCAACAGTATTAAATCAAGAGTATCAAATAGATACTGTTGTAAATGCAAATTCTTTTACGATAGAAGCAAAAGATACTAGCGGTAGTGAGGTATTAGCTAACTCTAGTGATACAGGTAATGGTGGTTCAAGTACAGTAGCTGTATATCAAATAAATACAGGACTAGATTTTTATGTTCCATATAGTGGATTTGGCTCAGGTTCTTGGGGAGATGGGAACTGGGGCGAATCACCAGCGTTATCACTTACTAATAATTTAAGACTGTGGAGTATAGATAATTTTGGTGATGATACAATAGCAGCACCAAGATATGGCACTATATACTATTGGGACGAATCCTCAGGTACATCAACGAGAGCAGTAACGGCAAGTAGCAGAGCGGGTGCGAGTAATGTGCCAACTGCTGTATTTCAGATTATGATGTCAGATATAGATCGTCATGTTATAGCTTTTGGTTGCAATCCTATAGGTTCATCAAATATTGATCCTTTACTAGTCAGATTTTCTGATGCAGAAAGTGCAGTAGATTGGACACCAACAGCGACTAACTCAGCAGGTGGTGTGCAACTTTCTACTGGTAGTACGATTATAGGTGCATTAAGAACTAGACAAGAAATATTAATATGGACAGATGTTGGCATAGTATCTATGAGATTTGTTGGTGCACCATTTATATTTTCGTTTAATGAAGTAGCAACAGGTATGTCTATGATATCTCCTAATGCTGCAACTACTGTAGGTAATGTAGTTTACTTTATGGATAATGGTGCATTTTATCAATATGGTGGTAGTGCTAAAAGATTACCATGTTCTGTTTTAGATCATATATTTAGTGATTTTAATTATACTCAAGCTTACAAGGTATTTTCTGCTGCAATACCTACACACAATGAAGTAATTTGGTTTTATCCTAGTAGTTCTTCTCAAGAAATAAATCGTTATGTAATTTATAATTATTTAGAAGAATCTTGGAGTATAGGCACAACTGATGATGGATTTACAAGAACTGCTTGGAATCCAGCTTATATATTAAACTATCCAATAGCAGCAGGTAAGTTAGATGATACAAATATAAATTATTTGTATAACCATGAGTTTGGACATAGTGCAGATGGTTCAAATTTTACAGCATTTATAGAATCATCAGATTTTGATTTAGACCCTGATGGCGAAAAGTTTATGTTTATATCTAAACTGATACCTGATTTAGAATATAGAGGCTCTACAGATACAGCTAACACAGTAAACTTTGTTATAAAAGGTAGAAATTTTCCATTAGAAAGTTTATCTACTTTGCAAACTGTAGCAGTAACACCTAACTCTACATTTACTAATACTAGGGCAAGGACAAGACAAAGTGCAATAAGAATAGAAAATACTGCTGATAATTTTGGTTGGCGATTAGGTGATTTAAGATTAGAGCTTCGACAAGATGGTAAAAGATAATGGCAGAAAAATCTAATATACCTTTACCAATAGCTACTCAAGACTATGATGAAAGTAATGAAGCAGTAACTAGAAGAACAATAGAACAAACATTTCAGGATATAAATGCAGAAATAGGAACATTAAAAGGTATGCAACAGTCAGTTGTTAGTAAAGCTATACGCAGACATCAATTTTTATTAATGGGTGTAAAACATGGCTGATAGTTTAAAAGTATTAGGTCAGCTTGATCCAGCAGCAACTACAACTACTGTTTTATATACTGTGCCTGATAAAACACAAACAACCATTAGCTCTATTGTTGTAGCTAATAGAACAGGTTCTGCCATCACTTTTAGACTTAGTGTTCATGTAGGAGGTGCTGGTGCAGACGATAAACAATTTTTATTTTATGACAAATCAGTTTCAGCTAATGATTCTTTAACTATTGTTATAGGTATAACTTTAGATCAAACTGATGTTTTAAAAGTTTATACTAGTGCAGTAGATATGAGTTTTAATGTATTTGGTTGTGAAACTACAGAGGAAAGATAAATGAAAGACCTTAAAAATCAAGCAAATCAAGTAGCAAACGCTGGTCGTTATGGCGATAGTATGTTAGTACACATGAACCCTATAGAGGTGCAGAGTCTAGCTAATACTATGCCAATGACTGTAAATCCACAAACAGGACAGCCTGAAATGTTTTTGCCTTTCTTAGCACCTATACTAGGTAGTGTTGCAGGTACATCTTTACTTGGTGGTTTATCCGGTATATCTCCTGCATTAGCAGGTGCTATAGGATCAGGAGTAACAACAGCTATAGCAGAAGGTGATTTGAAACAAGGTATTTTAGCTGGTATAAGTGGTTTTGGAATCGGTGATGTTTTAGGCAAAGTTGGTTCAGGTGCAGCTCAACAAGCAGAGAAAGCTCTAGCAGAATCACTAAAACAACAAGCATCATCTAATGTGGCGAGTGCAACTGCAATAGCAGAAGAGGCAGCTAGAAAAGCTACACAAGATAAATTACTTGATTTTAAAAATTTAACAGCCGGAGAAAGATTAGGTCAAATAGGACAAAATATTTTTAGTGGAGAAACATTACAACAATTATCAAAACCAACATCTTATTTGCCCATAGCTTTAGGAGAAGGACAAAGAGGTGTTATACAAGCACAAGAGGAGTTTCAAGAAGATATGAGAAGATTGCGAGAAGATGAAGAAGAAAGAATAAGAAAATTGTATGAAAATAATCCTGAACAAATACCTTTTGGTAGTCCATTTTTTGGTATGTATGGTGGTGGTTTAACTGCACTTTCACAAGGCGGTGATTTAGAAGAGGCTTTGCGTATGCCCCCAGCACCTACTAGAAATATACCTATGCCACAACCTGCACCTGTTTTAGATAATAGTTTTGAATCAGCACTTGCAGGTAATTTAGATTTTTTATATATGGAGCCCCCAATGAATAGATTGGAACCATTTATACCAGCTAGTGAAGTTATGGCACAAAATGTTTCAGGTGAGATGCAGGGTACAGGTCAATTTATTCCCCCATCTAATTATCAACCCGGTATTGATCCTGAATTTAATTACTTTCCTTTTAGCAATAGACCAGCTACAGATATACAAAATAATACAGGTGGACTAGGAATTGGTTCTTTTGTTAGAAGTGTTTATCCTGATATGCGAGACATTGATGTAACAGAATTAGATATTTACGATCCAGCTATGGCTTCAAGATATAGAAGAGCAGGAACTTTAGATCAATATATAAATTTATTACAAGAACAAGAAATGGATAATATAAATAAATTTATTGCAGATTTAGAAGGTAGTGATAGAAATGAAATGTCTAAAGGTAAAAGCATAGATGATCTAACTAGAGGTGCATTAATTCATGAATTACAAGAAGGTAAAGAAATACCTGATGATAATAAAGGTTTACAAGCTTTAGCAAAAGAAGCACCTGATGTTGTGAGAAAAATGGGTTTTGATTTTCAAATGGGTGGTATGACTGTTGCACCTGAAGATTTAGATATGGTGCAAAAAGCAATACTAGGTCAGATACCTAATAATACAGAAGTAATTTCTATGTTTATAGATAAATATGGTAACGATATATTTATGCAAATAAGAGAACAAGTTCTTAATCCTATGGGTTCTATGCAAACACAAGGCATGATTGAAGGCATGGGTGGTGGTATGGACGATCAAGTTATGGGAATGATTGGCACACAACAACCTGTAGCTGTATCACCCGGAGAGTATATTATCCCTGCTGATGTAGTCTCAGGATTAGGTGATGGTTCATCTGATGCTGGTTCAAAAGAGTTAGATATGATGTTAGATAGAGTGAGACAAGAAAGAACTAATACTACTAAACAACCTGATGAACTTAACAAAAATAAGGTATTACCAGCATGAGTAAAATTGTAGAAGCAGTAAAAATAAAAGAAGATATTAATAAGGTTAACTACAAGCCTAAACAAGATTATATTGTTACATTAGTACCCGGAAATTATGTTCATACTTTATGGAATGATGTCATACCTTTTCTTGAAAAAGCAGTAGAAAGATCAAATGGCAGGTGGAGTTTAGATTCTTTAAAAGTAGCTTGTGTACAACAAAGACAAGAGCTATGGGTTATATTTAAAGAGGACAATAATGAAATAGTTGGTGTAGCTACAACAGAATTTGTTTACTATCCTGAAAGCAAAAGATTAGCTATACAATATTTAGGTGGTAAAGGTTTGGAAGACTGGGCTTGGAGTTTTTTAAAGAAAGCAGAAGCTTGGGCTACAGATAATAAATGTGGTGGTATTGAATGTACTGCTCGTTTTGGTTTTTGGAAATGGTTAGGTAAGTCGGGTTGGGATAAGGCTTACACAGTATTTGAAAAGAGGTTTAATTATGAGTAAAGGTGGTGGTGGCGGTGGTTCTCCCGCAGTTCAAGAGTCAGTAGTAACTCAAACTAACTTACCTGAATATGCAGAGCCATATTTTACTAGACTGTTACAAAGAGCAGAGGCTGAATCTTTACAGCCATATAGGACTTATACTGGACAAAGATTAGCACCCTTAAGTAGTGCAGCACAAAGAGTATTAGGCAGACAAACTGCATTGGGTTTATCAGCAGGTCCTAGAGAAGGCATGGAAGCATCTCAGATAGCAAGAAATGTAGCTCAACAACCTGTAACTGCTGGTGCACAAATATCTCAATTTGCACCTGATAGAATATCTTCTCAGTATCAAGCACCTCAGTTTAGTACAGATTATGGTGTAGAAAGATTTCAGGGTTTTATTCCAGCAGAAAGATTTGATGCACAAACTTTTGATACAGGTATTGCACAAATGTATATGAATCCTTTTCAAAGGTTAGTTACAGATATAGAAAAAAGAGAGGCAACAAGAGCATCAGATATAGCAGGAGAGCAGATTGAATCAAGAGCAGCACAAACAGGCGGTTTAGGTGGCTATAGAGAAGCTATATTACAGGCTGAAAGGCAAAGAAATTTAGGACAACAACTAGCTGATATTGAAGCTAGAGGTCAAAGAGATGCTTTTACACAGGCTCAACAACAGTTTGAGAGAGATAGAGCTGCAAGATTTGGTGCAGCTAGATTTGGTGAAGAACAAAGAAGAGCTATGGAACAAATGGGTTTAAGTGCGGATCAGTTTGCTGAACAGCAAAGAAGACAAGCAGCACAGTTTGGTTTAACAACTCAACAATTAACAGATGCCTCTAGGCAGTTTCAAGACAGGCAAAGACAAGCTGCACTACAAGCAGACATAGATGCACAAATTAGAGCAAGACAACTAGGTTTAGCTGGTTTAGAAGCTGATCGTTTGGCAAGACAACAGCAATTATCTGCTGCTCAACTATTAGCAAAACAAGCACCAATGCAACAACAATTAGCTTTTGATAGATTGAGAGCAGCACAAGAAGCACAAGAAACAGCAAGGAACTTTAGACAAGCTGGGCTAGATATGGGATATCAAGACTTTTTAAATCAAGTAGCTTTCCCTAGACAGCAATTAGGATTTTTTAGTCAAATATTACAAGGCTTACCTGTAACTCCGGGTACTCAAGTTTCACAATATCAACCGACTCCTACAACAACACAGCAGTTATTAGGTTTAGGTTTAGGTGGTCTTGGCTTATATCAAGCCTTAGGCGGAAGAAGATAAATATTAACGAGTTAATAGATGAATATAATACAAATAGAAGATAATTTAAAATCAATACCTGATCAAAGATTACAAGATGAAATGGTAACTCCTAGTGGTATGTTTCCGCAATATCTTGTTATGTCTGAAATAAACAGAAGAAGTAAAATGCGAGAAGATTATCAAGGTCGTATGGCAGCAAACGAAAAAACACCGCCTAGACCCTCTATAAGAGAAGAAATGATAATGTCTATGCAACCAGTTTCTAGGGGTGGGATAGAGGACATGACACCTCTAAATTCAATATCACAAGAATCTTCTATCTCACCTATCTCTCAACAACCTGTAAGAATGAGTGAAGGTAGAACTGTTGATCCTTTTTCACTTTATGGATTTGAGTACAGAGAAGATGATCCTGAAACGGAAGAAAATGAAGCTGGATATTTTAGAGAACAAAGTGATGCAGAAAAAGCACTTAATGAGTATTATAAAAATAGACTTGAATTATTACCTCAAAAACTAGAGGATCAAAAAAAATTACAAGGTGGTTTAAATTTATTACAAGCAGGTATAGCAGTAGGAACTTCAGCAACACCACAACAAATAGGAACTAACTTAAATAAACTTATAGATAGAATTAGTGCTACAGACATACAACTTAAAAAACAAGAGGATAATATAGCAAAAGAACAGGTTGATAATTTAGTGCAAAAAGAAAAGTTTGATTCAGAGAGAAGAGCAGATTTAATAAAAGCTCAAGAATTAAAAATATCTCAAGAAAAAGAAAAAGCAGCAGCAGAATACATGAAGAAGCTTGGAGATAGAACAAGTGATGTAGGTAAGGTAGCTGATGAAATATTATCAGGTAAGTTTGGACCACCAGAACTTTTTGATATTTATACTGAAGGTAAATTAAATCCAAAAACTAGATTAATAGAAGGACAAGAAATTGATCCTAAAAAGTTATTAGACTTAGCATTTTCACGGATACCTAGTGTTGGTGCTGCTACTATAAGAGGAGATGTAAGTTTACAAGAACAATTAGTTAATTCTGTAAATGAAGTCATGGCGAGAACCAGTACTTTATTAGAAATACAAGGTTTAATAGAACAAGGATTATCTCCTGAAGTAGCACGAAATCAAATTTATAATAGAGTGTTAAAAAAGCAGGAAAGACTTTTAGGAATAGATACAAAACAAAAAGGCGGTATTATTGCTAATTCAGTTAAAGACTTTAATGATGTTATAGAGAATATAAGTGGTTAAAACTAGATATTTTGAAGCTAGTGATGGATCAATACAACCATTACCCGA